AATTGGGTACTTGACAGATACCCTGATGAAGTACTAGAATTAGTAGTAACCTCACTACCTGCCTATGAAAAGGAATATGCGTGAATACTATAGATGACCTAATCAATGAAATATATGAAAGCAATTTCTCTCACCTAGAGTTTGAAGAAAATATGGGGGGAGAAGGTTGTGACTGCCATATCCACACTACACTAAACACTATTGCCCACTATGCAGGAATTGAGGTAGGAGAATGAAAGTAAGGATCAGTCTTGAACAAACCATAGATATTGATGAAGCAATGTCTAATGATATAGGGTTTGAACTCTATGGTCCCTCTGATATGAGCACGGAAGATAAAGTAGATTATTTAATGGCTCGATTTGCTGAGGACATAGATACTATGGTAAAGTATGATGAAGTCTTGGGCAACATCTCAATAGAATATATAGAGGACTAATGGACATTGAATCCCGTGAAATTACATACCGATCAATTGTTGAGCAAATCTTCTTTGAGGACGGAACAGAGTTAGTAGTAACAACTGGCTGGCCTGAAGGACAAATGTATGATGTAGATGTTAAATTAGACTGGGTAACAGGGGAACCTGAATGGGCAAAGGAGTATAAACATGATTTGGACTAAGTATAGTTATGTTTGTACAGACTGTGATTCTTTAATTGAGGTTACTACTAATAAGGCTCCCCTGATGGATCCAGGCTGTGTATGTGGTATGGATATTTTAGTTACCCGTACCGCCGTAGAACCTGAGCAGATGGCTCCTGTGATTAGTATCACACCCTCAGAAGTTGTCAAAATCAACTCCAACCCCTATAATTGATATATGGACCTAGAAACCTTTAAGCAATACCTAAACCTACACCTAATAAGTCTTGAACAAGACCTTGAAGAAAACCCTGCCTCTATCCATGTGGTAGATATTGAGGGACAAATCTATGCTGTTAAACATCTAATAGAGGTAATCAATGAGCGATAAGTATCCTTTCATCCCTGATTATTTAACTAAGCCGCTTGAGGATGTAACTATCCCCCTAATTGATCTAATGCATGGTTATCTTAAGAATGAAATGCTAGACATGGAAGGCCTTCTTGACGGGGACAACGATGATCGATTCTTAGAAGGATACATGCAGGCCTTGACAAATTGCTACACCATGACCTATAATTTATCTATTGACCGTAAAAATATTGAGGAGACCCATGCCTAATACATTTATTGAGATGACTATGGATGAATGGGAAGCAACCTATAAACCAATCATTAACCATATAGATAGCAATGCCTCATTTGATAATGGTGAGGGTGGCATTATGTTTGAGACATATGGTGATGAGGTAGAGTTTGTTAAATCTCAGTCCCCTGACAAAATCTGGATGTATGGACAAGGTGACGATGGTGGTACCTATATCTGGTCTGGCTGGGGATTTGTAAATAGATTAGGATACTTTATTACTGAAGTACCCTGCCCACCTAATACAGATATTCAAGTTATGGTTGGAGAGCCTGATTTGACCTGTGATGACTGCGGTGATATAATTGATGAAGAACTAACCCACAAATGCGAGGAGACACTAATGAATGATAACCCAACAAATGAAGTAGAACAAGATGAGGACGAGTATGTCCTTCACACTATTGGAGAAACTGTGGTGCAGTTATAATGCCACTCTATACAATAATTGCTAAAAGAGAAACTATCTATGAGTTTAACTTTGAGGCTGAATCTGAAGAAGAGGCAATTGCTGAAGTTAACCGTATTGAATTAACTGAAGATGTTGAGGAATACGCTTATGATTGGTACCCGCTAGAAATCACAGATATTGAAGAAGAGGAGTTGTCGTAATGGGAGCACGGATTCACTATGTATTCAAGGATGTCGAAGACGAGGCCTCTGTAGTACTTTATAGCCACTGGGGTGAGACTGAATGGCAGCGGGACATAGCAATGGCCCTGGAGCATTCAAAGCCTAGGTGGAGTGACTATGCTTACTTTAACCGTATGATGATTAGTTATCTTATGCAAGATTCTATCTTGGATGAAACAGGATTTGGAATTTATGCTGTTACGGGTACTAACTTTGATCTAGGTGATACAACTGTAATCATCGATATCTCTAAAGAAACTATCATTGATGACAATGGAAATGTTGTTGCGTGGCCAGATTTTATTAATGCATATGCACCTAAAGTTTTAGTTGAGCAGATCTAGGGAGTGGGTCCCTTAGATTAACAGGGTGGGACGCAGGTTTTCGTAGGCTTGCGTTCCCCCTACTTTTTTGATACAATGGAGATGAGAGGAGTATCCAATGGCTTATTCAATAAGACGAACGGCAGTTAAAACAAAAGAGTCTAAGAAAGCAGAGCAATTAGCAAAACTCCTCACGGAAGATTTTTCTATTGACTTAGAACGAGTTGGATATTATTTGGTTAGAAATCTACCTCTAATTGTATTTCATAGATTTGATGTTTTAGCCTTGACCGCACAAGAAGAGTATGATAAACTTATGGAAGAGATGAAGGGTAGATTATAAATGGAGTTGGCAGATAAAACTGGCATTATTGGTCAGTTGTGGATTGAGTTTCGCAATGATGAAGATTTCACGGCATTTATGGATTACAACGACCTAGGTTGTCCATTAGCATATATGGTAGCAGAAGGACTTATCAAGGAGTTATCTCCTGTTGGTGAGGAAATGCTTGAAGAAACTTTTAAGATGTTTATGCAGTTAATAAATGTAACTGAGGAAGATATTGATATTTTGCCTGAAATCAATCTTGGAAGTATTTTAATGTTTGCTTATAACAAGAAACAGAATACAGAAGAAACAGAATAGTTTGACATTCCCCTGGGCTTGACAAAAGCCTGGGGGTGTGGGACGTGAATTCGGACATATTGGACATATCAAACATTATATCTAAATAACATTACGAAGATCAAATTCTTTTCCCCAATCATGGACAAACAATTTTCTCAAATAAAGATTACGAAGAACAAATTATTTTCCCCATACCAGACAAACATTGTTTTGTCAAACCTTATATCATACAAACCTTTATTTGTCAAACAAGGTGTATAATATTTTTATGAGTCCAAGACATTTTGCAAGATTGAATCAATCATCAAAACAAATTCATGATGAACATGATGGTTTGGCTAATGCCTTTACTTCCTTTACTGTTGCTATTGGTTTGGGAAGATACTTTTCTCCATCTCCCGCCGTACAAATGATTAACAATCCTATCGAAGATCCCGCCGTGGCGGGGGATCAAAAGATAGACCACTCAAACCTCTATAGATAAACATAGTATTACGAAGACAATAACTTTTTCCTGATTTTTAAAACATTATCAAACCTTTATATATTTTTATAAGGGTTTTCTTTTATTTATCGACAAATTCGTACAAAATTGTCATAGCAAATTGTATCAATTTGAACTTGACAAACACTAATGTTTGGTATATAATCCGCTATCGGCTATATGTTTGACAAAGGTTTGGATATGTGGTATAAGGTTTGGAAGGTTTTATAGATAGGGAGGTTTGGCCGTCAAAGATTACGACGCCCTTCTATAAATGCTCAATGCTCCACTATCCTCCACTTCACTCCACTTCTAGAATGTCAAACAACATAATCAGTAACATTTATCTGTGGATAAACATGTGGATAACTATCTCAAACCATCATATCAACCTGTGGATAACTCTAAAAAACCACGGTATATAAACATTACGATACATCAGATATTTTCCCATATGTGGATGTGTGGTACACTGAATATATAGTTCAGGTTCCTATAATGGATCGTAGAGCAGTTTCCGAAACTGATAATGAAGGTCCGATTCCTTCACCTGAAGCATTGTTTATACTGGGGATTATGATGACACTCTTGACTTCCCCCGCATATTTTGCTATACTTGATATATGACTAATGAAGAAATATCAAAGTTATTAAACAAAGAATCCTATCGTATTTGGGATACTGCCAGAGTGATCAAGAACCAAGACTACCATGATGGGCTGGTTAAGGGTTTGAAGATGGCTTCTAAGTTTGTAGCCAAACTATGATTAATATAGAAATACCTGATCCCTTTACTACCTTTCGCATAAAAAAATATGCCAAACAAAAAGGTCATCGCTATAACTTTTTTACTCGTGAATGGGATTTTACTTGTAGCACTTGCAAGGAATTACTCAACGGACCAACAAAAAAAATATTAACTAAAATTCGTTTATATCATACAAGAAATGAGTGTTTAGGTGGATACTGATTGCTGCACTATACCTAAAGATGATGAGTCCTTTTGGTATACCCATCAAACTATGCCTGATGGCCATATCTGGTGTGTCACCAAGTCTATGGTCGATAAGGCAGTTGCTGATGTTAAGGCTAAGTATGGCAATAAGAAAAGACATCGCCAATGAAAAAATGTTATGCTACTAAAAATAATGGTAAGACCTGTTTTGCAAATGTAGCACATCCTAAACAATACTGCCATATTCATGATCCAAATGGAAAGTTTAGACAGCAATTAAAGCGTAAAGGTATGGGTAAGGGCTATACTCCAAAATGTGATCATAAATGGTATATGAGAGAGCCAGGCATTCAATGTATAAATTGTTTTATTGTTTGGGAAAAGGAGATGGGATGAAAGAGCCAGAGGTTTCACAGATGGACTGGCGTAGCCTAGGCTATTGGCCTGTCTGGAAAAATGGAAAGAAAGTATGGGTGCCTAAAGATAAGGTGGAGGATTCAAATGGCTAGAACTATTATCTGTCCTGTCTGTAAGAAAGAATGGGACTTTAGAGTAGGTTTTGCCCACGATAGTCTATACAGGCATATGAAGGATGCTCACCGATAGTGCCCTTGTAGGGCATGGAAGGGTTTGTTACTTCTATTTTGCGGCGAACCTTAAAGAATATTATAATTAAATTATTTCTTCGCCATCAGAAAATGCTGCAATTCCTGGCCTTAAACCTAAAAATGCCAACTTTAATGCTTTTGTTGCAATATCTTTTTCTTCTCTTGTAATTGCATTTTTGCGAAGTTCGTTAGCAGCAAGTTGTTCTGCATTATATTGTGGATTTGTTCCAAGATATGCTAACTTTAATGCTTGTCTAGCAGCAAATTTTTCGTCGTTTGTAATTGCATTTTTGTGTAGTTCGTTTGCAGCCAATATTTCTGGTGTGTACTCTGGAATTATCATACTACTATTATAGCAAAATGTTTGACGGTTAGGTTGACTTTTAGTAATGGCTCTGATACAATAGTATAATGATAACATTAACTTTAATATTGATTACTTGGTATGCTACAAAGGCATATTATACAAAAAACTTTAAAATCTTAATGCCTACTTCAGATCCTGATATGGCACACGCTAAATGCTCAAACTGTTCTCAAACCATATATACTCATATAAGTAACTTACGAAATCCATTTTATTGTTTGAACTGTAAGTAATGCCTATAGTCCTATGCTTTGACTGTGGAGGAACCTTTGAGGTATCCTATGAAACAGCAAACCCTACTAAGCAATGTCCAAAATGCCAGGGGATTAAGACTCCTTTATAGCCTTGTTGACCATACGAATTAAACCTTTACGAGTTATCTTAGATGCATCAAAGGTTTCAGTATAACCTCCTTGTGGCATTTGTTCTTTATTTAAGAAGTGTCCGTGTTTGTCTCTTAGTGTTTTTAGTATTTTAGATTCTACAGATCTTGCTTTTTCCCCTTGAAAAAAATGCCAATAAGATACAAGTAACCAACCTTTAGTTTTGTGTTTTGCAAATCTTTGCCCAGATATATCTGATATGCCTATCTTTACTGCATTGTGTATTGGGCTATAAAGTATGTAAAGTATGGCTTCATTCATGATTCTATTATACTTTATTTCCTATGGTGTATAATAATTATATGCCATACATAGTTAATAATCAGTCCGTAGGTCATCACCCAAATGAGATTAAAAGAGCACCATCCTATATTGAGTTTTTTGAAAAAATTGGAAACTCTAAAGAAAATATAGTAGTTGTATCAAACTTTCTTTCAGATAAAGAAATTGATTATTTGATGAGCCATGTAGATGAAAAAAGAATGGTAAGTTTTGTTTCTCAAAAAGACAATGAAGGTAATCCTACATCGTGGATACACAACTACGAAGGAATTATAGATAAATACAATATATTTAAAAAAATATTAGATCAAATTAAAAAATCATACAATTATCAAAATATAAAGCCAAAGTATACTAGCCTTAATATAGCAAGATGGGATGCTGGAACTAAGTTGTCTTTACATGTTGATGATCTTGGATATTTAACAGAAAATCATATTCCAGCGCTTGTTTATTTAAATGATGATTATGAAGGAGGACACTTAAGTTTTCCAACTCATAATTTAAATATTAAACCAAAAAGGGGTGATCTTATAATTTTCCCTGGCAATATGCATTACCCGCATGAAGTAAAAGAGGTTGTATCTGGCACAAGATATACTCTTTCAGTTTGGTTTACAATACCAGATATGCTATAATCATTGTATGATGGATGGTAATGATAATTTTACTGGTGCCCGTAAAGACACCTATTGGGTAAATGGTCAAATTATTGGATTAAACCCTGAAAATATTGAAAGAAATCAGGCATACTCTAACTTTTATAGTAAAATTGGTGATTCTAAAAATAATATAAAAATAATTAATAATTTTTTAAATAAAAGAGAAATCCAACTTTTAATGAGTGGCATACCTAATGCTAAATTTTCAACCTTTGTTGCTCAAAAAGATGACAAAGGCGAAGCGCTGGTTTCACTAAATCGTTATTATATGAAAGATATTTTTAAAACTATAGATAAAGTAAAAAAAGAAGTTATTAAAGCATATGAAGTTGAAAATATTAAGGCTGTGGAAGAAAGAGGAATAAGTATTGTTAGATGGGATAAAGGATCATACCTTACCCTGCATGCCGATGACCTTGGATATGTACCACACAACAATATTGCAGTTTTAATATATCTTAATGATGATTATGAGGGGGGAGAAATCAATTTTCCAACACACGACTTATGCATTAAACCCGAAGTGGGTTCTTTGTTAATTTTTCCAGGAAGCCTCAACTATCCACATGAAGTAAAAGAAGTTTTATCTGGAACCAGGTATACCGTTGCTTTATGGTTTTCAATAGTATAGTGTATAATTGAATAATGACAAACAATGCTTCAGGAAAAAACCAAAAGAAAAGAAAACTTTTAGATGGATCTGAAGTAAATGATTATGATTTCCCAATTGATTTAATTTTACACACAAAAGCACCAGCCAAATGGAAACTAATTGACCTTGAAACAGGTCAAGAGTATCTTGGATCAGACATATCTCATGAAACATTTGGAGAAATTTTGCGTGAAAAGGTATCTAAATCTAAAATAGGTTCATGGTTTAAAACTAAAGGAAGAACAGTTAATAATGGAAAACACTAACAAGCCTATAACTTTTCACTGGATGTGGAGAAGACACTGGCAAATAAATGATAGCACTGAACACCTAGATCTTAATGGCATTATGGCTATGGCAAAAGAGTTAGACGGTGCAAATGTAAAATCTGTTTTGCTTCCATATGGTCCAGGTGGTATTGATTTTTCTTTAGTTATAAAAGAAGCACTAGAAGAAACAAATCAGTTAATAATGACTATCGCTTTACCATCATATGGAACAAGTCCAGACTATGCTGCTAAAATTGTTGATACTTTAAATAGATTTGCACCTGGAAGAATTGGCGTGAACCTTGTTGCTGGAAGATGGGGGGACGAAGGAAATGGTCCTTCTGAAAAATTAGTCTTAGATCACTACATGCATGATTCAAGTTTGATTGATACTTTAGAAAAAAGGGTAGCAATATCTGCAGTTTGGATGGATAACTTTATAAATTTAATGAAAACCCATCAATACAAAACTCATATGGCAGTTGTTGGTTCTTCAGATACAACAATTGGTATAGCAAATAAGCATTGTGAATATATATATGTAGATGATAATTTAGTGTTTAGGGAACAGTTTAAAAAGATTGATCTAAGTCGTGTTAAACCAATCATGATCATTGATCCACTTATTATTAATAGTCCCGAAGATGAACAAAATGTTAGGTATGATAAAAATGCTGCTCCAAGAAAACAACACCATCATGTAAAAGGAACAAAGCAACAAGTCATAGATCAAATAAAGCACATGTCAAGACAACTTAACATATATGATTTTATGATTCACACAGATCAAGAAGATATTAGTCAGTTATTAAAACTAGTAAGGGAGTTTAACTAATATGGAGATATCAAAATTAACTAAAGAAAATTTTAACAATATTGGCAGCAACCCCAATAATATCAAGGTAATCAGCAATCATCTAAGTATGTATGAGTGTGACAAAATTATTGGATTAATCAAAAAAACAGAAACAAGTAATAATAGGTTATTGCAGTCCGACTCTTTCAATAATCCAATATTGTCTTTGTTATATTACGACTCACTTCATCGTGCAGAGACCTATATTCCAACAATTCACTCTATTGTAGAAAAAGAATATAATGTTAGCCTAAAACCAAGGCATTCTCGCTTTGCTCAATGGCAACATGTAAATAGCAGAAAAATATCAATAGATGATTTAGGTCATAAAGACTCAAATCACATGGCTGGATGGGTTTACTTAAACGATAATTATGATGGCGGAGATTTATCTTTCATCAATCAAGGCGTATCATTTAAGCCTAAAACTGGTGATTTAATTATGTTTCCTGGAAATATTCATTATATTTATGATATTGCTCCCGCAAATGGATCAAGGTACATAATGCCTGTCTGGTTTGATTTTATTTAATGATATAATTATTATATGGAAAAAAGTAAATGTTTCTTTTGTAAAAATGACGCAACTCATTTTGATATTGTAGTAAATTGTGGGAAATATATTGTTGCTGATGTATGCTTTTTTCACTTATCTATGAGTTTAGTATCATGAAAGAGTTACCTTACCTTTTAACATTTCCTAGAAGTGGTTCTCATTATTTTGACGAAATCATTTATAAAGAGATAGGAATTCATATTGAAAAATCTCATTCTGTATCTGAACTCTTTGATGAAAATAATCAGAAAAAAAGAAAAATAATTACAATAGTTAGAAATCCAATAGACACTCTTGTATCGTACAGAGCAAGCGAATTAAGAAAGTATATTCCACCTGAGTCTGCTCAAAAGACTAGGACTCGGGAAGCCATTTCAGAATATATACTTCTAAATAATTTTTTGTATCAGTATGCAGATTATGTTATAGATTTTAACGATCTTGTAGCATATCCCGACTCTATGGCTAAAAAAATTATAAGTCTGCTAGAAATAAATGAAGAAGATTATAAGTTTTTTGACAGAGGTAACTATTGGTATGAAAAAGAATATCTTCCATCAAGCAAAGTTTTGCCATCTTATAGCAAAAATCTTTTAGATGGTTTTGATCTTGGTTTATGTAATTTTTATTACAACAAAGTTTTAGAAAAAAAGATTGCGCTATAATTAATTATGACAACTATTACAAGGAATATTTTAGATTTTTATAAAGAAAATGAATCAAATGTTTTATATTTAAAAAAAATATTTACAAATACAGACAACTTAGGATATTATCAGCCATTTGCACAAAATGCTATTGACTCCGAATGGAATGGAAAAGATCCTTATATTGGAACAATTGATGAAATCAATACGTATAACATTAATGAATTTGGTTTTCGGGGAGATGCCTACAAAGATTCTGAAGTAATTGTATCTGGTTGCTCTATAACTTTTGGTATAGGTGTACCAGAATCAGGAAGATGGGGAAGTCTTCTAAGTAATAAAATCAATAAAAATATTATGAATTTGGGAAGTCCTGGTGCTTCTGTAGAAAGTATGTCTACTAGCATTATTCAGTACTGCCTAAATAATAAAATGCCAAAAGAAATTTTTTGTTTATTTCCAGATTTTTTTAGAAAAATGGTTGTAGCAGATAAAGAATTTTATAAAACAAAAGGAAACAAATGGGCAGAAAAACTAAGTAATTTATCGTATACTTTTTCTAATCCAACAGTTAGAGTTTTAGATAGCGATTCTATTTTTATGGAAATTGAAAATCAAAAATATATAGAAGATTCAGTTTCTCCACATCAATTAATTTTAAACTCTGTAAACGCAATTTATGTTTTAGAATCATTTTGTTTATCAAATAATATAAAGTTAAACTGGACAACATGGGATTTAGCAAGTGCTTTGGTTATGGAAAACTTAATCAAACTTAAAGACTTTAAATTAAAAAACTATACAGCATTTTTTCCACCTAAAACAAAAACTCAAATAAATGCTTTTATATCAGATTCTTGTAAATCAGATCACAACTCTGATTTTAAAGATAATGTTTGCTGGACTGTTGGATCTGATTACTCAATAGTAGACAGCAAAAAAATGGTAATTGGTCGCGCTCATCCAGGAATTCATTTTCATGAGCATATGGCAGATTTCTTTTATAATCTATCAAAACAAAACAATGAATAATATAACAAAGATTGAAAAAACCAAGATTATTCCATTACGATGGATAGGAAATTTTCTTGGTGAATTCGCTGCGAATCATTTAGTTAAGGCTATTAATCTGGACGAAGATAATAATTTAGGCTTTAAGTTTAAGTACCACGCAAAATGCTGGAAGTATCTTAATAAACCTTATGAGCGATGGGGAACATCCTATCAACTTGATTTAGAAAGTATGATAAAAGATTTAGATGATGCAGGTTGGGATGACTATGATGAGTTTGGTAAGGCTTATTGGGATTTTGATTAAATGACACAAAAAAGACATATAAAAAATACTAAAAGAAAATCAAATAAAAAAAAATTGTCTAAATTTGAAAGACAGCAGCAAAAAATAAGAAATAAAATTATTAATGATGGGTTGTTGGCTATTCAAACAAATATTCTAAACAATACAGATGTGGTATGATTAATTCATGATAAAAAACTCTTATTCTTGTCCAGAATGTAAAACTGTTATAACCATCAAAACATCGGTACACACCCTTCCAGAAGCCATCATATGCCCCTGTGAGGCCGTAATGCCACTTATTGTAGGATAGTTCATGTGGTCCTGGATATTGGCCCTCATAGGCGTTTCAGGTATATTCCTCGTTGGTCAAAAAACTATATGGGGATGGCTTATATTGTGTGCAAATGAATGCCTGTGGATTATGTATGCCATTGCAACAGACCAGTATGGATTTATAGCAATGGCTATTGCTTATGCTGCTATATATATTAAATCTTTTATTCATTGGAGAAAGGATGAAGTTTGAAAATAATGATTGTTTCTTACCCTAGATCTGGTAAGAGTTATTTGCAATCTATTTTAACCCTTGCATTTTCTAAAAAATTTGACTTTTCTCATTTAAATAAGCCAGGAGAAAAACAAAAGTTAAAGGAATACGATCACATAATTAGTCTTGTAAGAAATCCTATCGATTCTATATCTTCTATAGTTTCAATGCAAATGGAATTTGATAACATCCTAAATGTTAATGATTTAATTGATACAAGAATAAAAGAATATATTGATTTTTATTCTTTTGCTTTAAATAGTCAATGTATTTTTATTAATTTTGACGATATAGAAAAAAATATAGATAAAATTATAAAATATATATCAAAAATTTCTAGATATGATATTATTAATAGTAATCCAAAAGACATTGTTAAAGATACTCCAAGCCAAAATTTTTTAAAAAGTTCTAAAAAATCAAAAAATTACAATCATGTAAAATCTATTGTTATGAATAGCAATCTTAGTGAGTGTGAAAATTTTTATAATCTTTCATTAGATAAGTGTGTAAAATTAAATGCAATATAAAGAATTATTTGTTAGAAGTTACGCCAGGTCTGCTACCAATTTTATTATTCATAATGTTGCATCTATTTGTCCAAAAATTATAATACACAAAAGCCCTTGGTGGGAAATGGATAAAAAAGATTTTAATGCTGTAACTATTACAGTTCTTAGAAATCCAAAAGATGCAATAGTTTCAGATATAGCCATGAGCCTTAATGACAGCAGCAAAGAAAAACTTGATGTTGATTTAATCAATTATGAATACTCTATTAATAATTTTAAAAATTATATTACAGTATTAAGAAAAAATATTAATAATATTATTCCTTTTACTTTTGAACAAATAACAGAAAATCCAAAAAAAAGTTTTTCTGTATTTTTAAATAGTTGTGGATATGAAGATGATTTTTATTTTTCAGATGTTCAGATTCAACAAAAACAATCTATAAATGAACTAATGAATAAAAAGCAAATATTTTTTCCATCATCAAAACCTTTAAATCTTTATCAATCTATTGAAAAATATGTTACCGATAACAACATATTAGATAGTTTAAATGATGATTATAAAGAATGTATGTATGCAATATATAAAAGGCAACTTGACTTCTAGTCCTTATTAAAGTATACTTATTATATAGAATGGAGGTAGTTATGGTACATACATTTTTTTTAATCCCTGCATTTTTAGCAGGATGGATTGTTTGTTATATTCAAATGACATATGGAGTAGATCAAGATGAAGATTGATATTAATAATATTGAACAAGAAATAAAAGATGCAATCATTAAAGATTACATGTTTAAGTATTATCATTGGACAGTTGGAATTGGTGCTTTTTTGCTTGGTACATTTTTTGGTTTGTTAATTAAATAACATCTAGCACCAGTAGCCAAGTCGGTTAAGGCATCAGTCTTATATACTGAAGATCGTAGGTTCAAGTCCTACCTGGTGTACTATGTCTCCATGGTCTAGGGGCCTAGGACTCCACCCTTTCACGGTGGCAACACGGGTTCGAATCCCGTTGGAGATACTAAACCTCTGTAGTTCAGTGGACAGAACGATGGACTTCTAAGCCATGCGTCGCAAGTTCGATTCTTGCCAGGGGTACTTTATTTTTTAGGATGTTTTGGTTCGTATGGTGCAATCTTAGACTTAATACGACCATCTTTGTATAGTCTAACGATCCATCCATCTTTGATCTGTACTGGATTAAATGCTGCTGCTTTTTTCTTTGGCATTATCTAAATAACCTATCTGTTCTTGTTTCTTTTGTATAATCTTTGCCAAATTCAGCAAATAAGGCCTTGTCTTTTTCACGATTAACAATTCCTCTTGACCATGAAAATCCTGCATCTCCGCCCCATGCAAGCCACATAATGTATCCGTTAGAAGGATTTGCTGAGTTACCCCAGTCCTTACCCTTTTTATCTACTTCATGTCGTGAGAAATATGAGTACATTCTCTTAACAGTACTAAGAGATAATGA